GCAATGGTTCACAATACTATTTAAAATAGCAGTTGCGGGACATCCAGAAGGAATACCATTACGAACATAGTAAATCAATGCACCGTCTTTCGATTGTTCATGATTTGCAATATGTAAATGATTTACACATTCAGTACCCAAGTTCATTAAAAAGTTATGAAATTCGAGTTTGGTCAAAGTTTTTCCACAGATTACATTACGTTTTTGGTTTTCAATATCTTCAAAGTTCGTGCAGAACCAATCAGCCATTATTCTTACGGCGGTCTCGACGTATTGAACGGGGAGTGTTCCATCAAAATTGGAATAATCACCCGCAATAACGTGTTTACCGTTGCGTAATAATCTTTGAGCTAATTGCGTCCATTCCGCAGATGTAGGATTAATACCGACAGAGATAGAATTATCAATGCGGTTTCTCATACAGTGCGCAATGAATGGTAAGAAGTATTGTCTAAAAGCAATAGTGTAATGTAAAGGGCAAGCTGTGAAAAGACGAGTTTTTCCAACATTGGCTTTCTTAATTGGAATTTTAGCATCCTTAAGTGTATCAATCCAAATTACTTTGGGTCTAACACCATTCAAGATACTTTCAATCAAGGAGTCAACATCGTGGGATAAATCAAGATATGCTTGAGAAGTCAAGTTATAATCCATACCATTACCAAACCACTTGGTTTTGCCAGGCATACCATCTTTTTGATATGTGTAGGGATAACCAGGAGCGGTTTGACGATTTATAGAGTTAATGAAAGGATCACCATCGATACCGATGATGGTCTCTTCACGAGTCAGAGGAGTTTTGTAATATGACGGAGAATTACGATATTCTCGGTGATAGAACGTCCTCATGGCTTCGTAAACAGTTTGTACTTTATCAATAGGTACAAAAGGCCTAATAACTCCATATTTCGATCGTTGTAATGTCATAGGATCAATACGATTTCCTTCAGCATCATAAAAAGGTTTCAAGTATCCAGGTTTGTTCGGGCTCTCAATAAGGGCGCCGTGAGCGGGAGAAGGTGAAATAGAACTACTAGTGCTACCCATAATCCTTCTACCCTCTTCGACACCGTATATTAAGAAAGTTCCGTTTTCTTTCAAGATACTTGGTTCAATTTTGTTCGGGACGATTTCATGTCCATATTGGGAGGTTGCATTAAAATGTTTCATCATTTTTTGAATCATTTGACGTGTGAAAGCAACAGAAATACCTTTGTTCATTGTTGTAATTCCAGCAATATGCATACCTACTATTTTCTTTGTTACACCGGCGTTAGACGCTAACAGTATAGACCCACAGTCACCAAAGAAAGTTACAGCATGATATGTATATGAACCTCGATTCATAACAAATTCCGTAGCAGATAATGAGCTTTCAACAAGTGCATCTTCAGGACGAATTCCAGATAACCAAAATAGTTCTCTATAGTAGTTAACTCCAGTTTTCTTATCCTTGACAGATGCTTCTTGATATCTAGCTAAAATCGCAGGTACATCACTTACACGGAAAAGATCTTGTTCATCGATAATATGGTTAAATGCTTGTGCAAAACCACCACAATTAGTTGGTAATTGTACAATAGCTAAATCTTTATCGGGATGTTCAATGAAATTTTCGTTGTCAAGTAAGTATTCACATGGAATTTCGGGCGTAATCACGTTATTACAGTTTTCTAAAACAAAAGTTAAAGTAGCTCCAATAGCGGATTCCCTAGTCTTCATGCGGATAACAGCTAAAAAGTGTTTCGGAATTAATCCTAATCGACCTCCGAGCATAAATATTTGTCCAAATTCGTGTCGTTTGACTGTGCCAGATCTTTCATTAGTAATAATAATAAATCTAAACATGTTTTTGTATACTACATCACGAGCAATGGTTACTGCAGCCCTATCTTGTTCCGGCAGACTCCTTTGGGAATCGACGGACACTGCCATAGTTTTACAATAATCACAGCCCGGACAAGCTACGCCTTTTTGCATTACTGGACCGTTAGTCATTATTTCCTCTACAGTTTCAGTAGATTCTTTACATTCTAATTGG